GGCAGCCAGCCTAAAGGCAGCCGTCGTCCCCATCATGCTACATTATTCGCTGGCCGATCCACTTGGCTGAGTGGGTTCCGGGGGCGGGGTTATCATTCTAAGATGGCCCTCGATCATCGCCCCAGCTTCCACGGCCAGTTTGGAGTAATGAACTGAGCCGCTGATTTGGCCGGAATGTGCAACCCGGACATCCTCCGCGATGACTGCGCCAACTACGACGCCTTCAATCGTTGCCTGCTTGGCCTCGATGTCGCCCTTTACATTGGCCCAATGGTCAATCGTCACGATCTCACCGGTAATGTTGCCGACAACACGCGCTTGAACCACCAAGGGGCCTCTGCTGGTAATATCACCAGTGACTTCGAGATCCGGCGCGAGGACGGAAGGTTTTGCCGTTCTTGGTGTGGGAGGGGTCATTCCGGGTCTGCCTTTGGGTCGTGTCTAAACCTTAGGTGCGTTGGCTGGGCGCTTGTCCCAGCATGAATTGCCTCTGCGTCAAATGCAATTGCTGCTCCTCTAACCAAAATCCGCTGAAAAGGATACCAAAATGGCACGAGCCCATGGGGCGCGGGCGCACATGGCGCTGGCGTTTGAGACGGTTTATGGCACTGCACCCACCGCAGGGTTCCGCACGGTGCCCTTTGCCAGCACCACGCTTGGGTCCGAGCAGCCCTTGATTGCCTCGGAGCTCTTGGGCCAGGGGCGCGACCCGCTGGCCCCGATCAAGGATGCGGTCACGGCGGATGGCGACGTCGTCGTACCGATCGATGTTGAGAACTTCGGCCTCTGGCTGAAGGCGGCCTTCGGAGGCCCCACGACCACCGGCACGACACCGAAGACCCACACGTTCCAGTCGGGCAACTGGTCGCTGCCGAGCATGGCCATCGAGACGGGCATGCCCGAAGTGCCGCGCTATGCGATGTACACGGGCTGCGTTTGCGATCAGCTGAGCTGGCAGATGTCACGGTCAGGTCTTCTGACCGCAACCGCACGGCTTGTGGCGCAAGGGGAGACGGCCGCCGCTGCCACGGCGGCAGGCACGACCACCGCGCTTGGCCTGCAGCGCTTCGGGCATTTTAACGGGGCGATCACCCGCAACGGCACGCCGCTCGGCAATGTCATCTCGGCGGAGGTCACCTATTCCAACGGGCTCGATCGGATCGAGACCATCCGCGCTGACGGCAAGATCGAGGGCGCTGATCCCGGCATGGCGTCCCTAACCGGACGGATGGAAGTACGCTTTGCCGATACGGCCCTCATCACCCAAGCATTGGATGGCACGCCTTGCGAGTTGGTCTTCGCCTGGAGCCTTGGGGCAAGTGCGAGCTTCACCTTCACGGCCCACGCTGTCTACCTGCCGCGCCCCCGTATCGAAATCCCCGGGCCACAGGGCATTCAGGCAACCTTCGAATGGCAGGCGGCCAAGGCCGCAAGTCCTGCGCGCCTCTGTACCGCCATCCTCGTCAACACTGTCGCCTCCTACTGAGAGACCCACCCATGCTGACCCTCGATCTCACCAACGCACCTCTCTGGCGCGAGCTCGTCCCCGGCGTGCGCGTGAAGCTTCGCCCGCTCACTACGGCGCTGATGGTGGCTGCACGCAGCGACCCCGCGATTGCCGACCTGCCGAAAGAGGCGAGAACGGAGGAGGCGGCACTGGCGATGGCCAAGGCGTTGGCGCGCTCCGCCATTCTTGAATGGGATGGAATCGGCGACGCTGAGGGCGAGCCATTGCCGGTAAGCCCTGATGCCGTAGACGCGCTTTTGGACATCTGGCCGATCTTCGAGGCCTTCCAAAGCCTTTATGTCGCGAAAGGGTTGCTGCTGGACGCGGAAAAAAACGCCTCATCGCCCGTGCCGAGTGGGAGTTCGGTGGGGGGGACGGCTACTGCGTTGCCTGCGGATCCGTCTGTCCCGACTGCCCCGCACGACTGAACCAGCCGCTCACGGTTGAAGGTTGGCTGGTATGGGACCTGGTCAGCCGCATGGGATGCCAAATTCGCATCGTTCCCGGCGCAGTGATCGGCTGGGATATGGGCGCGGCCTTTGCGCTTGGTGCGGCCCTCGGTGTTCCGGCTCCCGCTATTGCTGAACTCTTGCCCGCCATCGAGGCGGTGATGGTGCGCTGCGTCAATGCGCAGATCGCCGCAAACCACGACTGACCTTCATCAACAGGACCTGTCCCCCCAATGGCCGAAAAACGCATCTCTGTCCGGCTTGCCGCAGTCGGCGGCCGTCAGGTTCGCGCCGAGCTTGAAGGCATTGGCGACGCAGGCACCAAGGGCTTCGGTCGGCTATCTCTCGAGATGGAGCGAGCGAACACGCGCCTTGCCGGTTTTGCGACCAAGGCTGGGATTGCGCTTGCGGCGATGACTGCCGCAGCGGCGGCGGCCGGTGTGGCGATGATCCGTTCGGGCCTCGACACGATTGGCGCGCAGGCTGACATGGCGGCTTCGCTCAAGACATCGGTGGAAAGCCTGCAGGTCCTGACCCTGGCGGGCGAGTTGGCGGGGGTCTCACTGGGCGAGATCGAACAGGCGACGAAGAAGCTGACCACCCGGCTTTCTGAAGCTGCTTCTGGCTCAGGATCTGCCGTTGGAGCGTTGAAGCGGTTGCATCTTTCGGCGCAGGATGTCCAAGCTTTGCCCTTGGATGAGCGGATCGCCACGATCCAAGGCGCCTTGGCCCGGCTTGTCCCTGAGGCGGAACGTGCGGCCGTGGCCTCAGATCTCTTTGGCGATAAGGCAGCGCTTGCGTTTTTGCGGATTGATCCCGCCACGTTGCGTGAGGCGGCCAAGGATGTGCGCGACTTCGGGGTGGCGGTGAGCGCGACCGATGCGGTTCAGATCGAAAGGACGGGGGATGCGATTGCCAAGCTCAGCCTGATCTGGCTCGGCCTGACCAATCGCCTCACGGCGGCGGTCGCGCCTGCACTGGAAACCATCGCCAATGCGCTTGGCGATGCGGCGCGCAGCACGGGCGCGCTGGGACAGGCGATCACGGCGGTCTTTGACAATCTCGGCCGGCTGACCACCTACGCTGCCGCCTTTGCCACGGTCATGGCGGGGCGCTGGGTCGCGGGGCTGACGGCAGCCGCGTTGTCGGTCAAAGGCTTGGCCACCGGGTTAGTCGTTTTGCGCGGCGCTTTGATCCGCACCGGGATCGGCGCGCTGATCGTGGGCGCGGGCGAACTTGTTTACCAGTTCACCAACCTCGTCGCCAAAGTCGGCGGTGTTGGTGCAGCCTTTGGCCTCTTGCGCGACGTGGCGGCAGAGGCGTGGGACCGCCTGGCGCTGGCAGCCACAGCCGCCTGGTCCCGCGTCGAGGCGGGTTGGGCGGGCGCGCAAGTGGGGATTTACGACGGCCTGCAATCAGCGCTGTCGGCTGTTGTCGGCTGGGGCAATTCTGCGGTTGGCACTTTCCAAGGCGCCTTTGATGGGGTGAAGGCGATCTGGGGCGCGCTGCCGCAGGCGATCGGGGATTTTGCCTATCAGGCGGCGAATGGGCTGATCGGTGGCGTGGAGTCGATGCTGAATGCCGTGGTCACGCGCATCAATGGCTTCATCGAAGGGCTGAACGCGGCGTTGGCCCTTCTGCCTGATTGGGCGACCGGTGAAGCTGGGCTGAAGATCGGCACGCTGGAGGCAGTGGATCTCGGTGGGATTGCCAACCCCTTCGAGGGCGCAGCAACGGTTGCAGGTACGGCTGCTGCTGACGCGTTCCGTGCGGCCATGGGCACGACCTACATTGAGGCGCCTGATCTCTTCGGGGGCATGGCTGAGGCGGCCCGGGGTCGCGCGGCGGGATATTCCGAGGCAGCGGGAATACTGTCAGAGGCAGCTTCCCGCCCGATGACAGCTTGGGAAGCCGTCAAGGTGGCGATGACCGGCGCGGGTGCCGAGGGCGAAGACGCACTGAACGGCGCGGCCGCGGCGGCTGGTTCGCTCTCAGACGGGTTTGAAGACGCTGGCCGATCAGCAGGAGGGGCCGGTGGCGCTGCAAAAGCCGCGGCCGAAGAGGCTGCAACCGGCTGGGCGCAAGTCACGAAATCCCTGGCAGACTATGCCAAAGGCGCAATGGATTGGGGCAAGGGGCTCGGCGAGACGCTGACCTCGGCTTTCTCCTCGGCGGAAAGTGCCTTCCGACAGTTTGTGACCACCGGCAAGTTTGACTTCAAATCGCTGGTCTCCTCGATCTTGGCGGACCTTGCCACGCTTGCCTTCAAGAACGCGGTCTTGGGCCCCTTGGCCTCAGCGCTTTCGGGCGTCTTTGGCGGTGGGATCTTTGGGGGTGGGGCAGCGGCTGCCGCAAACCCTATGATGAACGCGAGCATCTGGCACACGGGCGGGATGGTCGGTGCGGGCGCGCCGATGCGCGCGGTTCCAGTCACCGCATTTGCAGATGCCCCCCGGATGCATTCGGGCGGCTGGGCGGGGCTTCGGCCAGATGAGGTTCCTGCCATCCTGCAGCGCGGAGAGCGGGTCCTGAACCGTCGTGAGGCGGCTGGGTATGGACGCGGTGCCAGCGCTGGCACCGGCGTGACCGTGAACATCGACGCACGCGGCGCGCAGATGGGTGTCGCCGAGCAGATCGATGCGCGACTGCGAGCTGCCATCCCAGAAATCGCACGCATCGCGAAGGAAAGCGTGGCCGATGGGCGGCGCCGGGGCCAGGTGATCTGAGATGGTCCTTCCAGTCTTGCCCCTGACGCTCGTGTCCTCTCTCGAGCGGCGGCTCGTTACATCTGTGGCCGAGGCACGCTCGCCCTTTACCGGCACGTCCCAGATCCAAGACTGGGGTGCGTCCTGGTGGGAGTACCAGATCGAGATGGCGGTGACCCAAGGGGTGAAGGCCCGGCGGCTTTCGGCCTTCTTCACCGCACTTGGTGGCTTGCGGGGGCGCTTCCTCTTCCCCGACCCCTCGATCGTGGTGCCGACGGCGGTGGGCAATCCATATGTGACTGAGGCGCAGGCTGCAGGTAATTCCACCCTGCGCACAGCGGGTTGGGGACTGGGACTGCGTGCAGGGGACTTCTTCCAGCTTGGCAGCGATGCCACCACACGGCTCTATCAACTGACCGCGGACGTGACGCCCATAGGCAGTGAGGCAACGCTCGCCTTCGTGCCGCCGCTCCGGGCGTCTGCCCCAGTGGGCACGCTACTCGGCCTTGATGCCCCGTCTGTCCTGTTGCGCCTTGCGTCACCGGTCCCGTCGGTTATCGGTCGGGCAGATCAGCACCGCTTCACGATCTCCGCGCGGGAGGGCCTCTAATGAGCCGTGATCTCACCGTCGCCTTCGCCACTGCGCTGGCCGATCAAAGCCTGCGGCCCGTCATCTTCTTTGAAGGTCAGTTCGCAACAGGCTGGGTGCGGATCTGGTCGGGCCTTGGGTCTGTTACGTGGAACGAACAAACTTGGTCTGGCGCAGGCTCGCTGCTTGGGCTCGGGGGCATCGACGAGACCGGCGAGGTTGTGGCTGGTGGAACGGCGGTGTCGCTTTCCGGCGTACCGCTGGATCTCGTGCAGATGGCCATTGAGGAGGCGCGTCAGGGCCTGCCGGGCCGGATCTGGCTGGGACTGCTGGCCGAGAGTGGCAGCATCATCGCTGATCCCGTTCAGGCCTTCTCTGGTCGCCTTGATGTCCCAGAAATCAAGGATGACGCAGACACCTGCACAATAACGATCAGCTATGAAAGTCGGCTCATTGACCTCACCGTGGCGCGGACCTGGCGCTACACCCACGAAAGTCAGCAGGTGCTCTTCGCGGGCGATCTCGGGTTCGAATACGTCACAGCGATCCAGGACCGAGAAATCACCTGGGGGCGGGGATAACAATCTACCGGATCACCAAGATCGCGATTAGGCTTGGCAACACGGGATCACACAATTGGCGGGGCGGGCATGCAGGCATCTCAGAATTGCAAAACGGCGCGCCGCTCGGTTTGGACCCTGACGCTTGTTTTGCCTTTGGTTATCTCCAGCTTTGCAGCGACAGCCCATGCCGAGACGGCAGTGGACCGGGTCATCTCGAGCTATTCCGCCGCATGCGACGCGCTTTATGCCGAAAGTCCAGATCTGGCGAACGACCCTGATCCAGGGGCGGCAAAGGAGTTCACGGTTGATCCGTCTCTGATTTACGAGTTGCCCATCACCGCCACTGGGACGACTGCGACCGTCGTTTATGCGGGGTTCTCTTGTGGATGGTTTGGACGGACATGGTGCGGCATGGCCGGATGTGGATCCTATCTGATCGTTGGTGAGAAAGTCTTCGAGTGGAACACGGTCTCATACCCGCCGGAGTCCGTCGGGAATGGATCAAGCACGCTCCTCGTTGCGCCCATCAAAGGGTTCAGCTGCCAAGACAGCAATGGCACGGGCGGTTATGGGGTTGACCCCTGCTTTAGCGCGGCGGTTTGGGATGAGGCCGACCAAACATTCATGACAACGGACGGCGCCATTCGTCTGCGTGACGATCTCTCTCGGTGATCCCATGACCCGTGTCGACCATTGGGAACGCCGCCTTGCAGAGGCGGTCGACGCTGCACGCGCCAAGCCCTTCGCTTGGGGCCTCCATGACTGCCCGACCTTTGCTTTTGAAACACGGATGACCTTGACCGGCGGCGAGGATATCGCGGCCCTCTGGCGAGGACGCTACACAACGCATCTCGGGGGCCTGCGTGTGATGCGCCGCCTTGGCTGGGCATCGCTTGAGGACATGGGGCGGGCGCTCTTAGGAGAACCGCGCGCAACCCCACTTTTGGCGCAGCGCGGGGACATTGTGCTCACGGACACGGGGCTTGGCTTTGGCGTGGTGATCGGCGCCACCGCTGTGGGTCTCGCA